ATTTAATCTAAGAAAATGACACCAGAAGCAGAAAAGTTTAACGGTTGGGCAGCTATGATCGGATTCGTAGCAGCAGTCGGTGCTTACATCACCACAGGTCAAATCATCCCAGGTATATTCTAATGGGAAATCAAGGAACCTATGATCTCTTTTGGAGATCAAACGGAAGAGCGACTATGGTCCTCTTCTGGGTGGGTGTAGCACTCTACACTAAATTCAAATACTTTGCTTAAAATCTGCAAAGTATAAATACTTATTCAAATATTAAGAAACGGTAACAATTCAGATGAGCGACTTCGTAGCCGCATCAGACAATGTATCACCACTATTAGCACTCCTCTGGGTATTTTACCCGATGGGTGCTTTAGTCTTGATTGAGTTACTCCTACGTTTTATCAATGGAGATAACGATGATGATGACGAGGGTGGTGGTAAAGGAATAAGGATCAGACAACAAGAGTTGGTCCCAGTTACAGTACCTTCAGGAGCATAATGCATTTCCTAATCTTCGGTTGCATTCTAGCAGCCACAGCATACACTAACATCTTTTCATTCGTGTTACAATGAATCCAGTAGAGGCAACTATTATAACTATACCAGTGGGACTTCACGGTCTACTTGAGTTTGGTTTAATAGTGGCTATTGGAATTACATTTGGATGAAAATATTAAGATTCACCAGTGGTGACACCTATACACCCTTCGCTCCCTATTGGGACTACTTAATTTGTGAGGACGTAATAGGTGAGTCATTGACTGGTCTCCACAATGAAATAATGTGGCAAGAGAAAAAGATAATCTCTGCTACTGAGTTTGAAGATGACTGGGGCACCCAGTTAGGTCCAAATTCCTTAACGTCCAGGTCTAACACTTACAATTTGTTGACCTGGACTGATGCTGTTCCCATTAAGGAAGGTGTCAAGAAAACACATGATAAATTTCGAGAGCAACTAGGGTTGCCACCCATTGAAATATATGCACAGTGTTGGGCTAATGTAATGAGGAAGGGAGAAAAGATAGAACCACATCGACATGGTAATGATCCTTACACTTACCTTAGTGGTCATGTATGTATCAAGGTGGATGGTACCAAAACATATTATAATAAACCTTATGGTGGTGAATCATATGGGTCAGAGAATGAGGTAGGTAAACTAACTCTCTTTCCTAGTTGTATAGAGCACTACACTGACAGGTATGAGGGAGATGAGGAAAGGATTACAATTGCATTTGACATTCTTACTCAGCAAGGTTATGATAATGTCAAAGAAGAATGGAAAGGCCATTGGATTAAACTATGATTGAAGACTGGGGTTTAGATGACGGTAAATTAGAGGAGAGAAAACTATGTCTCTCTTGCATTGCCAAGTCAAAGTATCCTATAGATAGGAAAGCATATGAATTCTGTCACAATATAGTGCAGGGAAATGTTATACAAGACATGCTTCCTACTGAGGAGAACCTTAAGAATCATGAGGTGGCAGAGTATGGTGGTGATTACTACCAAATGATACAAGATAAAGTACTACACGAGTATAAGAATTATATAAAATGAAAATTGTTATCGTAGGAGGTGGCACTGCTGGTTGGATGGCAACTGCTGCACTGGCAAAGACATTCCCAGAGTATGATATTACTATCATCGTAGGCAATGAACCAATTGGAGTGGGTGAATCAACAACACCACACATCAATCAGTACTTGCATTACATGGGTATAACTGATGAGGTGTTCATACCTGCTGCGAGAGCAACCTATAAGATGTCCTCTAGGTTTGAGAATATTGCTGGTGAAGATCATGTCTTCCACTATCCTAATGGACAGAATATAGTACAAGATCCTAAGTTTCATCACTGGATGCTAGCTAAAGCATTCTATCCAAAGGACTTACCTTCCTTCGCTGAAACTTTCATGCCCTTTGTTACAGTGGCCGACGCAGGTAAGATACCTTTAAACGATTCCTTACTTCATCCCTATGATATTTCTAAAGACAGAGCGTTCCACATCGACGGCTCTAAATTCTCTGCCTTTCTACAAGAAACTTTCTGTAGTAATGTTAGAGTGGTGCATAGTAAAGTTGGCAACGTATCTTACAACGGAAAAAGAATACAATCTGTCTCTGTGGAGAGAGGACCGACTGACCTGCGGGAACCGAAGATTGATGCAGATCTCTTTATCGACTGTACTGGGCAAAAATCTACACTAGGTGGTGCTCAGAGTAAATGGAAACCATTTGACTCTATTAAATTAGACACTGCTATTGTAGAGAAGAGAGATTATGTAGATAAAGATAAGGAGATGGTACCATACACCAACGCTAAGGGTATGGAAGCAGGTTGGAAGTGGACTATCCCTACGTTAGATTATATTTCAGAGGGATATGTATTCTCTAGTAAGTATAAGAGTGTAGAGGGTGCAAAGCATGAAGCAGGATTCACTGACCCAAGAGTAATTAAGTTTAGGAATGGTAGATACGAGGAAGCATGGGTGTCAAACTGTGTGAAGATTGGTCTATCATATAGTTTCATTGAACCACTGGAGTCTACCTCATTATTTGGTGTGCATCATGGTATCCTTGCACTCATAGATCAACTAAGACAGGGAAGACCTGGACAATTTGCTCGTGATCTATACAATCACAACATGGCAGAGCATACTGATGGTTGGTTAGAGTTTGTAGAGGCACACTATTACTATAGTAGTAGAAGAGATACTGAATTCTGGAGAGAGGTCACAGAGGATACACATTATGATGCTAGTAGTATCAACAGTCATGATTTTGTAAGATTCCTCATGATAAATGGTGACCCAGTACCACATGATCAGTCACCTATACTTTACATTTTAACAGGATCAGGGTATACTAATATTAATCAGCGTCACTATGATTACTTTGGATATCCTCAGACGATATCACAGAGCACCGTAGAGAATTGGATCGCTCTAAATAAGGCACGTAAACAACTTGCTAGGAGAATGCCTACGATGCATAAATATCTAAAAGATACTTTCAAAATATGAACTTCCTTCCAGACATTTTCCATCCTCAATCCAGGTTCCAACCGTGGTTGTGGGAGAAGTATGGAGACACGTTCGATGATGAAAAGTATCGTAAGAAGAGAGCAGAGAATGAAGCAGAGTTAAAGTATAAGAAAGATAGAATGATGCACGGCAGTAAGAAGGTCGGACATTCTAAAGATAGCCCTACCTATAAACAGTTTGTTGCTAGAGCAAAGCAATCTAAACTAAGGAGAGGTGAGGTGAAGAAGTTAGTTAACGGTAAGTGGGTTTCAAATAAGGACTAATGTATTTTTTATTCATTGTTATATCAGCAGTGCTTTTGTTTCAAGCATTCAAGTTAATGTCACAAGGATGGACAGCAATGGATACCCCTAACGAACAACCTAAGTACAAACCTCATCCTGAGATGGCAGAAGTTAAATCAGGTGATGAGTTACTTGTCGTAAACTTTAACAGACAACCACAGCAACCTAATGATCCACTCTATCAGTCATTAGGAAATAGATTACAGAATGGTCCTCTTATCGACGACCCTTGGGAAGAGGATGATGATGACGATGATGGAGATGTTCCTGCGTTAATAAAACGATGAAAGAAATAGAAGAACTTTGGGAAACAGATGAGAAACAACTTGCTAAGAAGCAAGAAGAGGGTGGTGACATTCTCTTTGAGGAACCTCCTGTTATGAAGTTGGACTTTCACGATTACAAAGGATGAAGAAACCACTGCACAGATTACCATTAGATGAATGGTTTGATGATGTACCACACCCTTATGATTCATGGCCCATGGCAACTAATAAAGACGACACTGACTATCCACCACTAGACAGAAACGGAGAGTCAGTATACCCTCCTCGACCAGAGGAAGAAGCAGCAGATATACATCAGAAGATGTATGAGATGGCAACAGCAAGATATAATCCCTTCCACGTTGGTGGATCAGAGAATGCTCAGTCCGAGATAGACTACGTTAAGAAGCACTCACCATGGCCTGGTGGAGGGTCAGAAGAATGGCACGATAATAAGCCAGGTTAGCCACTGGCACACGCAGCTTGACAAGAAACAAAACTTCATATATAGTATTAGTGTCTTCAATTGAGGACATTATTTCTACTCCTGACCAGGACTAAACGGAGAAATCAGTCCTAATTATACCGCACACTTTAAACGCTCTATTAATCAAATGACAACTCTTCAAAGAAGAGGGCAGTCACCGTTGGCTAACTGGAACGAGTTTTGTGAGTGGGTTACAAGTACAAACAACCGCATTTATGTTGGTTGGTTTGGAGTTCTTATGATTCCTTGCTTGTTAGCTGCTGCTACTTGCTTCATAGTTGCTTTCATAGCTGCTCCTCCCGTAGATATCGACGGGATCAGAGAACCAGTTGCTGGTTCATTCATGTATGGTAACAACATCATCTCTGGTGCTGTAGTTCCATCTTCCAATGCTATTGGTCTACACTTCTATCCCATCTGGGAAGCTGCTACTCTAGATGAGTGGTTGTATAACGGAGGTCCATACCAGTTAGTAATCTTCCACTTCCTTATAGGAATCTCTGCTTACATGGGCAGACAGTGGGAACTATCGTATCGTTTGGGCATGCGTCCTTGGATCTGTGTTGCTTACTCCGCACCAGTCTCAGCCGCTTTCGCTGTCTTCTTGGTCTATCCTTTCGGACAAGGATCATTCAGTGACGGTATGCCTTTGGGTATTTCAGGTACATTCAACTTTATGTTTGTCTTCCAGGCGGAACATAATATCCTCATGCATCCATTCCACATGGC